AGATTAGAGGATGAATTCAGCCACATCATTCCACAGTTCACCAGGTACTTCCTAATAGTATGGGAGCTTGTTACTTGGTGTGAAAAGAATGATATTATGCTTGGGCCAGGCCGTGGCAGCTCTTCCGGAAGTTTGGTATCCTATTGCTTAGGGATAACCCATGCAGATCCGATAAAGTACAAACTGATCTTCTCAAGATTCATTAGCCCTGGGAGGATCGACTTACCTGATATTGATCTCGACTTCGAGGACATAAAAAGGCCTCTCATTCTAGGCCACCTAGAGGAAATGTACGGAAAGTGGAATGTACTTGAGGTGTCTAATTTCCTAAAGATGAAGGGAAGGGGAGCCATAACAGATGTCTCTAGGGTGTTTAGTGTCCCAATAGTGGAAGTTAGAAAGGCTGCCAACTGCATAGTGTCAAGAACATCCGGGGACTTTCGAGCAGACTTCGATATAAAAGATGCTTTCGAGACATTCGAGGATGGAATGGCTTTCAGAAATAAGTACCCTGAAGTTACTGATATGGCAATCTCTTTCGAGGGCGCGGTGAAGGCGACCGGACGCCACGCGGCTGCTATGTGCGTATCATCGGATGATTTTAGATCTGGAAAGAATGCAGTGATAGTGATGAGGAAGGGGCACAAGGTCTGTAACTGGAGTAAAGATGATGCTGAGTTTATGGGCCTAATGAAGTTAGATATACTAGGACTCAATGGGCTAACTATCCTGAATCAGTCCCGTAAATTGGTTTTTGAAAGACACGGAGTAGACATAGACTACAATCTAGTAGACTTAGAGGACCACAAACTCTTAGACCAATTCACGAAAGGCAACACGATAGGCATCTTCCAATTCAATTCTCCAGGAATGATAAAACTATGTCGGGATATACACGCCGATTCATTCGAAGATGTAGCTGCGTTAAATGCTCTACATAGGCCCGGAGCTCTTAGATCAGGAATGACGCAAGTCTTCAGAAATAGAAAGCACGGCTTGGAAGATACTGTGTATATCCATCCTTGGATAAAAGGAATAACAGAGGATACTCACGGACTAATAATCTACCAAGAACAGGTCATGCGCCTAATGTACGAGCTAGGTGGGCTTCCTTGGAAAACTGCTGATACAATTCGAAAAGTTATCAGCAAGTCTAAGGGTGTGGAAGAGTTCTTGAAATTCGAACAGGACTTCATCGATGGGTGTAAGAGATTAGGAACACTGAGCGAAGAAGATGCTCATGCAATATTCGATGAACTAAAAAATATGGGTAGCTATTCTTTCAACCTGTCCCACGCATGTACCTATGCTATGATAGCTATGTGGATGATGTACTTAAAAGTCTACTATCCTATAGAATTCATGTGCACAACCCTATCCTACGGACCAGATAAGAAAAAGCTTGAGCAAATAAATGAGGCCAAGAGGTTAGAGATCAAAGTGCTCCTGCCAGACATAAACCTATCTGATGCTACTGTGTGGAAGATAGATGAGGAGAATAACCTCATTGCTCCATTTCGGGAGATCAAGGGAGTTGGAGAAAAGGCAGCAAGTAAGATAGTCGAGGAGAGAGAGGCCAACGGACCATACTTAAGCCAAGAGGACTTAGAAAAAAGGACTCCAAGCCGCCCAGTGACGAGCAAGGTTCGGAGACTGCTAGTGGAAGCAAAAGCTTACTCTGCATCTGAGGAGAAGCTCAATTTGACTGAAGAGGAATTGGAGGAGCTAGCGAATCTGTTCGACTTCGAACTAAGCAATAACCCGCTGTATAGATATAAAGGTATGGTGAGGAGAATTAATGAACAACTGGACATAAATCCAATCAGAAACAGTGATGGTCAGGATCACAATCGGTACTACTTTGGAAGAGTAGAGAGGTTGACTGTAGGTTACCGAGAAGCCATAACTCAGAAAGTAGAGAGTGATAGGTTCGGATCTCTTGGCAGCATATATGGCAGTCTTAGAGACGACACCGACTTCAAAATGATAGTCTTTGGAGCTAAGCTCTATGAAGAGAAGAAATACGAAATAGAACACTGCGATGGACGAGCCATGCTGACCTATGCTGGAGTCACTAGAAGCAAGTCTGCACTAATCACTCAACAGGTATGGTTCGGAGATGATCTTCTAGAAGGGAAGGCGGAGAGACTGAATCTAGAACTAGCAGAATTCAGCGGAGATGGGGGTAGAGCCTTCCGCATAGAAGGACTATCTGACTGTGTCGATTGCGAGTTAAGATCAGAGTGCAAAGCGCCAGTACAGCCTACCTCCGGAGAACTAAATGTTATGGCTATAGGGGAGGGCCCTGGAAGATCAGATGATAGAATAGGGGCGGGGTTTTCTGGAACCTCTGGAGAGGTACTAGACAAGGCCCTTTTTGAAAGGGGAATTGACCGTAGCCTAATCCACATTTCAAATGTTGTGAAGTGTTTTCCTTCAAAAACCAGAACTCCCAAGAAAAACCACGTGGACTTGTGCTCTAAATGGCTCAGGAGAGAGATAGAGTTGGTGAACCCATTCTTAATCCTAGCCTTCGGTAACACAGCAAACCTATTCTTCAGAGGAGAGTCCACTGGCATCATGAACCTAAATGGTAAGACTATCTGGAATGATGAGCACAAATGCTGGATAACTTATTGTATTCACCCTGCCACCGTAACCTATGATATAGAAAATAAAGAGCTGTTCGATAAAGGAATGGACGAGTTTTCGGAAAGATTATCGTGTTTGGGTTTTGGAGAATGAGTGGATGAGAAAATTGGACTATAGCTATAGAAGATAGCTCTAGAAGGGAGTATGTAGCGCAATGTTTAATGAAATGATCCTAATAGACAGGAACAGGCTAGAGGAAGAGTGCTCGGAAGTTACGGGGTTCTTCGACTACTGGATGAGACAAGAGTCTGATCTAGAATCGGATCTGAAAAACCACGAGTCTAATTTCAAAAGGGACCTCAGAACTCTTGATGCTGAGAAGATAAACAAAAAATACGGCTTATCCATACAGAGGATGACTGAAGGGGTAGTAGATAATCTGTTCGAGAGTGACCCTAAGCACCAAAATATAATGGGTATGTACTTGGATGCTAAATCTCAGAGAAAATCCTACGGTATGAAGATAGATATGCTAAAAGTACTAGCTCAGCTTCACGGACAAGGATACTTTGCTAAGATAGAGAGCTCTCCGCCAGCATTGGACTTGATAGCCAAAAAGGTCAGAGAGAAGATATCAGAATCCATTAGAAAGAGAGCCACAGAAAAAGTGGACAAACCAAGAAGGCCAAAAAGATGACTCTAGATTTCATACTAAAAACAGCAACAATAGCCTTAGTGGTTTGTTTGCTGGCCTACTATATTCCGGGCCTAGTTCTCAGAGCCATTAAGGATTTTAGAAATAGACATAAACCATAACGCTCAGCGGAGGGAAACACGATGGCAGCAAGAAGAAGCAGATGGACAGACAGCAGTAGGGACTTGAAGGACAAAGATGCCAAGAGAGATGAGAACTGGAAGAGGCCTGAGTCAGATAGGATATCCTATCTCAAGCGAGGGTCAATTAAGGTATTTGTTCCAAAGGAGGGGAAGAGTAGAATTCGGATACTAGAACCACTGGAGGCAGCAATACTAGAGTATTATGGATTTGAGGTGTTCTTCCACAGGGGCGTAGGGGATGATCTAGGAGATTATCTCTGCAATGACAGAATGAAGTATGCTATCAGAGCTTGTTATCCTGATGTGGAGATCCCTAGTAGCTGCCCAATCTGCCAAAAGCAGACCCCGGAGCTGTGGGATACAGACAATGACCTGGCCAAGACCTATTATCCATCAGAGAGGGTGTGGTTCTTAGTTCTGGATTTAGACAGCAGCAATCCAGAAGAGATCATGCTATGGTCCTGTCCTAAAACTCTGTCAAAAGAAATCCTTGCTCAGAGCCAAAAGGATGAGACGGGGGTATATATTCCTGCTTCTGATCCTGATATTGGAGCCCCTGTGTCTTTCACAAGAAAGGGGAAGGGAATGACAGATACGAATTACTCTGGTGTACAGGTGGCGCAAACACCAATGCCAATATCAGATGAGGTTTGGAACAATATCCCTGAGTTCATCGAGTTCCTCAATATCCCTACCTACGATGAGGTTAAAACAGCAGACTCTGGAGAGAATATACCATACAAATCAGATAGGGCTGCTGGGGATAATGATATTCCTGAAGAGATGGAGAGAAGAACCGAGCCAGCATATACAGAAGAGCCAATCTGTTTCCAAAAGGACTTTGGCAAATACGAGGACTGTGAGGACGGTTCATGTGAGTTCAAAGAAGATTGCCAAAACCCACCTGAACCGGAGCAGCCGGCTGAGGAAAAACAGAGAAAACCTACTAGACCAGCAAGGCCTTCGAGACCAGCAAGGCCCTCTGCTCCAAAGAGTGCGGCTCCTGCCGTAGGCACAAGCGGAGATAGACTAACTAACATAAAAGACAAAATCAACCAAGCTAGGAGTCGAAGGGAGAGGGGAGATGGAGAGAAGGCCTAAAAGGAATACAGATGAGAAAGAAGAGGCTCCTCTGGTAGTTGTTGAAAGGCCATCTGTGATTCCTGTGGACTTCCTTCACTCTGGCAGTACAA